ACAACATTAATTTGGTAGCTCGTTATACAGCAGGTGTTGTAGCAGGTATTGGTGCTGATGTTGTAAGACAATCGTAATAACTTAATATAGAAGCAGGGGTGTAAAAACCCTTGCTCCTTTAACCTTTAAAAAAATAAAACTATGGCTTGTACGGCACTTACACGGGGAAGGGGGTTAGATTGTAATCGTATCTCAGGAGGAGTAAAAAAAATATTCTTCTCAGTATTTGATGAAGATGTATCTTATACCTATGATGGCTCTAATCCTTTAGAGATTGACGCAATTGATTGGAATGCTACTACGATTTATGAATATGTAATGCCTTTAGGGGTAGCTAGTGTTACGGACACTATTACAGGTTCAAGAGAAAATGGCACAATCTTTTACACCCCAACTGTCAATATTATGTTAAATAAATTAACAAAAGAAGATCAAAACGAAATAAAACTTTTAGGGAAAAGCAAGGTTAGAATCTTTGCTCAATTGAATCAGCAATTAGCTAATGGACACGATGTATTTATTGCATTAGGTATGGCAAATGGAATGGAATTAAACGCTGGGACTATGGATAGTGGTGCTGCATTTGGTGACCGTAACGGTTACACACTGACATTTGACGGGCTTGAAGCATTGCCTTTTGCTTTCTTAGAAGATTATACTACAACCCCTTGGGATCAAAGTGGGTTTGTTAATGAAGCTGGAACATTCCCTACTACAGCTTAATCTTATTAGTAGTTTTCATATATTCTTGATTAGAGGGCTTTATGCCCTCTTTTCTTTTAATAAGGCAAATAAAATCAGCACTTTTCTATTATATAGTATATGATACAAGCAATCACTGAAACTAACTTAACTACTTTTTTGCAAACTGAAGATAATAGAATAGATATGTCAGTGGGTTCAAGTATGATTAGACATTTAGTGAAGTTTACTAATGATATGGATAAATCACTACAATACGCTTATTCTACAACTCACTTAATTTATAATAGATACACAAAATTTGTATTTGATTATAATGCAACTCCTGATGTCTATACGGGAAAAGTTAATTTTTTACCTTCAGGATATTGGAAATACGAAGTTTACGAAGTAAGTTGGAGTGGAGCAGTTGCAATAAGTTCAGGGAATGCTCCTGTTACTGAGAATGATGTATTGCCCGTAGGGCCTACTCACGGGGTGGTGCAAGGATTAGTAACAAAAGGAAAAATGTATGTAGCTGATAAATCAGGTACGGAACAAGTTCAATACACTCAAAGGCAAGAGCCAAGTGGAACAAACTATATATATTACGGACAATAACAAATTAAAAAATTATGGCAATAGAAAATGTACAACAGCTCTTAACTGAGCAATTAGGGAAAAACGGAGATACAGTAGTGTTTACAACAGCAGCTCAAACTGCTAAAGATTGGTATTGTGTTTACTTTCCTGTTGAAAGTGTAGTAGCTTCAATAACAGTAGCAGATGCAACAGGAGAAACAGCTTTGCAAACGACACTACCAGCAGGGACTACACTCTTTATGAACGTGACTGCAATCACTCTGACAAGTGGTGTAGGGGTAGGTTATAATGAAGGGCTAACTACATAAGATATGTTGAAATTAGGTTTAGATTTAAGTTTATCTTCAATAAGACCACAAGGAGTTTGGTCACCTGATGATGAAAGTTCTTTAGTCGCTTGGTATCAGAATGCAGTAGGGATTACTTTGAATGGATCTGATGTTAGTCAATGGGCAGATAGTTCAGCTAGTGGGTATGATATGGTTCAAGCAACTGCTAGTGAGCAACCTGCTTATTCTGCTGGTGTTTTGACTTTTGATAGTGGTGATAAAGAAAATCTACAAACGACAGGACAGGTGACTTTAGTACGAGAGTTTACTATTGGGTTTAGAGCTAATCCTTCAACAACGAATGTAGTTATTTTAGCTGATAATACAAGTTCAAATGAATTTATAAAATACTCAACTACTACAAGAATTGTAATTAAAATTGCAGGAACATCTAAAAACTTAAATTTAGATAGTGGAACTTTTGGAGATGATTATATAGTTATAAGTAGAGATAACTCAGATTTAATTACTCTATATCGTAATGGAACGGCACAATCAGGAACAGTAACTTTAGCAGGTAGCTGCTTAATTGATGCAATAGGCGTAAGGACTACGGATTTAAACCCTTATGATGGAACAGTAGAAGAAGTTCAAATTTATAGTGCTTCAAATGCTACTCTAATAGCTAATGTAAACGATAGGTTAGCAAGTATATAAAACAAAAAATATGAAAGATAATATTATTAACATTAACCTTGAAACATCAACAGCTCCTGTTGTGGCAGAAGTGCGTGGCAGGGATTGGATTGAGTACGGAGATGCGAATGGAGAGTGGAGAAACTTATATCCTCAGTTTCTTATTGACTTATATTATTCAAGTTCAATTACAGCAGCAATCGTAAATTCTACTTCAGAAATGATTGCAGGAGAAAATCTTATAATAGAAGATGAAGAAGATAGAGATTTAGAAGCTAGAATTAAACTTCAAAACTTTATGAATAGAGTTAATGGGAATGAAAGTTTGCACGAAGTTATAAAGAAAGCATCTTTTGATTTTAAACTTCAAGGAGGGTTCGCTTTGAATTTAGTTTGGTCAAAGGATCGTACTCAAATCGCAGAGATTTATCACATAGATGTTTCTAAGCTAAGATGTGCTAGACCTGATGAATTTGGAAAAACTCCAGGATATTATATATCAGCAGATTGGACAAATACAAGACAAAACAAACCTTATTATGTTCCTGCTTTTAATGCTAATGATAGAACTTGTGCAAATCAAATAATGTATTCAGGGCTTTATTCTCCTGATATGAATTCGTATTATACACCTGATTGGGCTTCTTGCACAAATTGGGGACTTATAGACGCTAGAATATCCGAGTATCATCTCAACGCAATCAGCTCAGGATTCAGTGGATCTTTTATGGTGAATTTTTCCAATGGAATTCCAACAATGGAAGAACGACATCAAATAGAACAAAGTTTAGCTGATAAGTTCACAGGACAAAATAACGCTGGGAAATTCATATTAACATTCTCAGACGATAAGACAAGAACCCCTGAAATTAATGCTATAACTCCATCTGATTTAGACAAGCAGTATTTAGCACTCCAAGAATTGCTCACTAGTAACATTTTAAGTGGACACAGGGTAACTTCTAAGACGCTTATGGGGATAGATACTGCAAATGGGTTTTCAAGCAATACGGACGAAATTATAAACGCAGCAAATTTCTATCTCAATACAGTAATTAAACCATTCCAAGACCAATTAGTGAAACAGCTAAGAAAGATATTCCAAATCAACAATATGGATATGCCTGTAAACTTTGTACAGCTTAAACCTATTACAGTACAATTTGATTCTAAAACAATCAGAGAGGTTATGACACAAGATGAGATCAGGGAGGAATTAGGGCTTGAACCATTAGAACAAGATGAAGAAGTAGTTGATGAAAAAGTAGATTTTAGTAAAGTAGAAAAGACCGAACTTGAAAGTTTTATTGAAGAATTTGGAGAGGATATTCCTGAAGGGTGGGAAATGATAGATGAAGAAATAGTAGATGGAGAACACCAGGACTTTGACTTTGAAAAAGAGTTAAATGAAGTAGCTAATGAAAAACTAGAATTAGCATCAACAGGTAGAGCAACACCTAATACAAGAAGTAAGCAAGATGGATTAAATAAAAAAGGGAATGCTTTTTATAAAGTGAGATATGTTTATACAAAAAATAATGCTTTAAGTCAAAAAGGAGAAACAAGAGATTTTTGTAAATTAATGATGACTTCTAAGAAAATTTATAGAAAGGAGAATATAATTAGTATGGGCAATAGAGCAGTCAATCCAGGTTGGGGACCAAGAGGAGCTAATACTTATTCTATATGGCTTTACAAAGGTGGGGGAAATTGCCATCATTATTGGAAGCGTAGAATTTTTAAAGCTCCTGCAAGTGATGAAGGTTTTGTAGTTTATCCTGATAATATAACTTCAGATAAAATTGTTT